TCATCAATATATGTTTCAGTATTTTTCTTCTGAACTAAACTTTGGATTTGTCTACCTGCTAATGATTGTGATGGTAAATCAGTACTAAATGTATCCTCTTCAAGCCCTTTTAACGATGGGCAACCACACCACTATGTACTAAATAAGGTTGGTGATAATATATCATTATATGTGGATACTGTAAATGAAATTACGTCATCATATTCATTTAGAGGTTCGGTGACCAATAATCGTGATATACTCATTGGTAGTAGAAATGTAGAAACTGTTGGGGGTAACTTTAGTGGTTCAATGTCTCAATTCAGAATTCATAGAACGAGCTTATCATCCGATATGATTTCATCCTTAGCCGATAATTCGCCAAGTGGTTCTTCTCTTCAACGAAAAGAAGTGGGATATGTATTTTATAAGCAAGGTATGATTATAACATCAGACCCACGATTCAGATATCAAAATCTATTTTTGGGTAATGGTAATTGGAGCTACACCAATAGAGACTATGAATTAAAATATCGTGCTACTAAGCAAATAGAGGAAGTATCAATCCTCTGTGAGATAAAACGAAATGAATACAATGTATCATCAAACCCATCTCTAAGAATTGATTCTACCGACACCGACCCAAGACTACAAAATATGGTTACAGGTTCTGATTTCAGACCATACATTACTCAGATTGGGTTATATAATGACACTGGTGATTTACTTGCAATTGGTAAATTAGGGTCACCATTAAAGAAAAGAAGAGATGTTGATGTGACTGTCAATGTTAAATTTGATATAGACTAAAAAGTTATGGCAAAAGGAAATTGGTCTCACATCCAAAAGATGAAGGGGCATAAAAGTGGATTAGAAACCCAAATCGATGAACAACTTAAATTACAAGGTATTGATGGTGAGTACGAGAAGCACGAGTTCGGATATACAATTCCAGCAACTAATCATACTTACAAACCAGACTTTAGATTACCTAATGGTATATTCATAGAGTCAAAGGGGTGGTTCTTGCCCGATGATAGGAAGAAGCATCTTTTAATCAAAGAGCAAAATCCTAACGTTGATTTACGATTCGTTTTACAATCCCCCAATGGTAAAATTTACAAAGGTTCAAAGACCACATACGCTCAATGGTGTGAGAAGCATGGGTTTAAATGGGCTAAGAAGGAAATCCCTCAAGAATGGATTGACGAAAAACCTTCTGCTGATTTCTTTGATTTCTCAAAATAATTTTGTATATTAGTCTCTATGGAAGATAGACTGTTAGAATTATTGGAGTCCGTACTTGGGTCATCCAAGAAAACGAGTGGGGATAATTATGCATTCTATTCACCATTTGTTGACCATTACAAACCAAAGTTAGAGATTAATATACGAATTAATTCTAAAGGAAACAACCCGTGGCATTGTTGGATTTCGGATGAGAAGGGTCGGAGTATAAAAACCCTATTCAAAAAACTTCGTGTATCTAAACACACTTGGGATGAATACAACTCAATCTTCAGTAAGGTAAATCGGTATAGAAGTGAGTATGATAGTGCAGATATAGTAGAGCAAGTAGAGCTACCTAAAGAATTCACCCCATTATATAAACTATCTAACTCGTACAAAAGAAAACACGCACTAAACTATTTGTTAGGTCGTGGTATTAGACCTGAGGATATTGTAAAGTATAACATTGGGTTTTGTGATGAGGGTGAATATAGAGATAAAATCATTATACCATCATATGATGAACGTGGTAAATTAAACTTCTTTGTGGGTAGGTCATTCTACCAAACACAATACAAACATAAGAATCCAAAGGTATCCAAAGACATTGTAGGGTTTGAACTGCTTATTAATTGGGACACCCCATTGGTGTTATGTGAGGGTGCTTTTGATGCAATTGCGATTCGTAGAAATGCAATACCACTCTTTGGTAAATCAATCCAATCTGAATTAGAGAAGAAAATAATTGGAAATTCTGTAAAAAAGTTGTATATTGTATTAGATTCGGATGCTATAAAGAACGCAATCCGTTTAGCAAAGAAGTTTATGTCGTATGGAATTCAGACCCATTTAGTAGATTTGGGTGATGAAGACCCATCCGATATGGGATATGATAAAGTTAACAAACTAATATATAATACTCCACCATTAGACCTACGGCGGCTGGTAGAGTATGAACTATTTAGAGTATGAAGCGACTCAAGAAATTAAAAGTCGGTATTGATAAGGTAAATAAAATCTATCATATCGCAGATGTTCACATTAGAAACCTCAAGAGACACAAAGAATATCGTGAGGTATTTTCCCATCTTTATGGTTATATTCTGAGCACTATGGAGGAAAACGACATCATCTACATTGCGGGTGATATCGTGCACGCAAAAACGGATATGTCACCTGAGGTGATAGATTTGACACAAGAGCTTTTCACTCGATTAGCAGACCTGCTTCCTACAATTGTTATTCCTGGTAATCATGATGCTAACCTAAATAACACATCAAGGTTAGATGCACTTACACCAATTGTAAATGCATTAAACCACCCAAACTTATTTTATCTAAAAGATAGTGGTGCTTGGTCATTGGGTAATCTAAGTATAGTTCACCAATCAGTATGGGATAAGTCGCCAGGATTTCCACCCGCAAGTGATTATAGTGGTGATGTAAAAATTGGGGTATTCCACGGACCGGTTGATAAGATTGAGACTGAACACGGATTCGCTATTGAGAACAAAAACATAAATGTAGGAAACTTTGATGGGTATGATATGGTGATGTTGGGTGACATTCATAAACCAAATAATCCAGTACAAGGTGTGGAGACTATCAAGTATCCCGGCTCATTAATCGTTCAGAATCACGGAGAAGCAAAATACCCTAACCACGGTATTTTAGTATGGGATGTCCAATCTTGTAAAAATAAATTTGTAAACATTCCAAACGATTATGGATATGTTACAATAGATATAGAAGAAGGTAAGATTGTTTCTAACATACCAATTCCTTTAAAACCACGAATGAGAGTTCGTGTAAAGGACACGAAGGCATCTGAACTTAACGCGATTATTGCTGACCTAAAGAAAGGTCGAAAGGTTCAAGAATTAACCATACAAAAAGTTATCACCCGTAAAGATGGTAGTGAACACGAAAAGATTATTCTTCAGAATGTCCGCGACACCGCTTTCCAAAACAAACTGATTGAGGAATTCTTAAATGACACGGAACATCTCACCGAGGAGCAACTTGAAGTTGTTAAAGGTATTAACAATGATATCAATTCAAAACTCGGAACAACGAGAGCAATTGTCAACTCAACTTGGATACCAAAGGTGTTTGAATTCTCAAATATGTTCTCGTATGGTACTAACAATGTCATAGACTTTAGTAAAATGAAAGGAGCATATGGTATCTTTGCTCCAAACGCAAGTGGTAAGTCAACCCTATGGGATGCTCTTTCGTTTTGTATATTTGATAAATGTTCAAGAACCTCAAAAGCAGAGGATGTGTTAAATTACTCAAAGATGTCTTTTGATTGTAAGTTCACATTTGATTTAAATGGTGTAGAATACACTATTGAGAGAAGTGCTAAGAAGTCGCCTAAGCGGGGTACTGTAAAAGTAGACACTAACTTCTATCGTATGGTAGATGGTCAAGTAGAATCTCTTAATGGTGAACAACGTAGAGAAACAAACGCAATTATTAGAGAATATGTTGGAACATACGATGACTTCGTACTTACTGCGATGTCAACCCAATCAAACAATAGTGGATTCATCGAGAAATCACAAAAGGAACGTAAGGAGTTGCTCGCACAATTCCTCGATATGGATGTCTTCGAGAATCTCTACCAAATTGCAAGTGAGGAGATTAAAGAACTATCAGCTCTTTTAAAAGATTATAAAAATCAAGATTTCCCAACCCAACTTGCAGAAGCACAAGATAGTCTCACATCTATTACAGGGTCACTAACTACTTTACAAGATAGAAAGAGTGAGTTAGAAACAAAGAGAGACAACACCAATACCAAGATTGAGTTTGAGATGGGTAGTCTCAAGCCGGTAGAAGATTTGGGTGATGTATCTGATTTGGAATCCGAATTGGAAATACAGCAGAAGATTATCAAAAAGCAACAAATATCTTGTGACTCAAACTTAACCCAAATCAAAAAGGTTAAAACTGAAATCAAAAATATCGAAAAGAAGTTGTCTAAGTACGACGCTGATAAATTGTATGAGACTGAGAGGGAATACAACCGATTAGACAAAAAGTTTAACCAATTAGGTATTGAATTAGACAAACTTGAAACCGAGATGGTTCATTCAAAAAAACACTTGGATGGTATTGGGTCTTTGTCATTCGACTCCAATTGTAGTCATTGTGTTAATAACAAGAACACCCCATTTGCGCAACAAGCAGAGACTTTGGAGAGAGAACTGCAAAAGTTGGGAGACAAATATTCAAGTATCGTTTCGGAGAGAATATCCGTAATGGATGAAAGAAACAAATCGGATGTAAGTTCTCAGATTGAAGAATACGAAAAGTTGGTATTGGAGTCTAAGGACGCATATCAAGATATCAAAGAGTATAAGTCTAACTATGAGGGGTGTATTCTTCTTGTAGAAAAGATGACCCTTGAAATGGAGTCACTTAGAGAGAAAGTTCAGAGAGCAAAAGACCAAGAAGAGGCTGTAATTCATAATGCTAAAATCCAAGAAACGATAAAATCTTTTAAAGTCACACGAGATAATATCAAAAAAGAGATTGATACGATTACAAACGAGATTATGAATGTAAACTCTAATATCAAACTTGCTGAGAATACTATTGAGAGTGTAAACAAGGCAATTGAAAAGTTGGAAGATATGGAAGTTCGTTTCGATGGGTATGAATATTATCTCAAATGTGTAAAGAGGGATGGTATCCCATACAATCTTATTTCAGATGTACTACCTAAGTTGGAAGTTGAGATTAACAATATATTATCTCCAATCGTAGATTTCCAAATTATGTTGAATACTGATGGTAAAAATATCAACTCCTATATTGCGTATGGTACTGAAGAATATTGGCCATTAGAACTTACAAGTGGTATGGAGAAATTTATATCATCAATTGCAATCAGAACCGCACTAATTAACGTATCCAACCTACCAAGACCAAACTTTATCGCAATAGATGAGGGCTTTGGTTCATTAGACACGGATAACTTTAATTCTTTATATTTATTATTTGATTACTTAAAGACACAATTCGACTTTATTATTACGATATCACACATTGACAAGACGCGAGATATGGTAGACCAGATAATTGATATCAATAAAGTCCGTGGGTTCTCTAAAGTATCATATTTATAGTATAGGGAG